CTGGTGAGCTAGGTAATTCTTGTATGCGAGATAGTAGTAAAAGTCATGTTATAAAGTTTTATGCTAATAATTCTAACTTTAGATTGCTTATTATGAAAGCAGGTCAAACAGATACTATTATGGCTAGAGCATTATTGGTTACTACAACTGATGATACTGTATTTATGGATAGAATTTATACTGTAGATACTAAGATTATTAATCTGTTTCATAGATATGCTAAGGAAAATGGTATTAAAAATATTTATGAGCACAGAAAACCTTGTAGTAATAGAAATCTACTTACTATGGGTCCAGGCAATTGGACTAAAGAGTATGATGATAACTATAAAGTAGATTTAGAATGGTTACCTGCAGCTATTGATAAGCAGCATGATGCTTGTAAATATCAAGTAGCTGTAATGCAGCAATCTAATATTAGTAGTAGTTATGATGTTCCTTATATAGATAACTTTCAGTTTATAAATGCATTTACTAGGCAAGCATCTGTTAATGCTTTAAATTTCTTCACTGCTTGTGAATTATCTGGTGAACTTATTGATAATACAACTGTTTATTATTATGATGGTAAAGTATATGATAGGAGATTTGTTGATGCAAAAATGTCATATCCTCCAACTCTTAAGATTGACACAGTAACATTAGATTTTTCTGATACACTACAAGCTGGTGATGATGATATTGATGAAGCTGATAGAGATTTTGATTTTAATTGGAATGATGATGATTTAGATAATGATGATTTAGAATCAGAAGAAGAAGTAGAAGAAAATCCTTATACTATAGCAGCAGGTCCAGGAGTAGATAGTATACCTTTTCCTTTAACTGCTTATCAATATATGAATGGAAATCTTACTCCTGCAGATGTGGCTAGAGCTATAGCTACTAGTCCTGAAATACAAGCTATTTTAGATCAAATTAATGACATAGCAACAGACAGTCAACAACAAGAACAACACTTATTTTAACACAATGTTTAACGAAAAATTATTAATAGAGGTTCTAGGATGGCAGTCTGAATCTAACAAGGAGCAGGAGCAAATAGTTCCTACTTTAAATGCCTATTTGGAAGCTTTGAATCTTAAGATGAAAGGCAAACTAAAAATAGAGAATGACACACATGGTAATATATTTGTTACTAAAGGTGAAGCTAGTCTTTATCCATGTATAGTAAGTCATCTAGATCAAGTTCATAAATATGCTCAAAATAAAACCATATTTCAAAATGGTGATTATCTATTAGCATTTGATGGACCAAGACAAGTAGGTACTGGTGGTGATGACCTTGTAGGAGTATTTATGTGTTTACAACTTTTGGAAGACTATAACTTTATTAAAGTTGTATTCTTTGTAGCAGAGGAAGTAGGTTGCATAGGTTCTAGTGCTTGTGATTTATCATTCTTTGATGATTGTATGTTTATAGGTCAGGCAGACAGAAAAAATAACTCAGATTTCATAAATTATTCAAATGGTGTGCAACTATTTGATCAGGAATTTAGTACATTTGTGGCACCTGTTCTTAAAGACTATAATTACAAAGAGTGCATTGGTATTGCAACTGATGCTGGTTGTTTATCTAAAAGAGGTGTAGGTATTGCTTGCTTTAATATCTCTTGTGGATATTATAATCCTCATACATCTACTGAGTATGTGTCTATTAAAGATGTTACAAATTGCTACAATGTAATTTGTGATATCATTAGTAATTCTGATAAACGCTTCTTATTTACAAGACCTACTGTTACCTACGGGAGTAAAGCTAAGGAGCCAAAGTCAGAACTCTATGAGGCGTTATATGAAGGCTTTAAAAAGAGCAAATTCTATATTAAATCTGACAAGATGTATTATGCTTATAGCAAAGCTCTAGATTATGTTGTAGACTTAATTGAGCAGCGTGATATAGCATATATTGAATTTGCAGAAGATTACCCTCCTCTTGAGCATGTGCTTCTAGATTATATGGATGAAATAGATGCAATTGAAGCAGAGGAAAAGCAATACAATCAGAGTTTCCCACCTGTTGACAATAAAGATGCTAACTTTAAGCAGTTAGATTTGTTTATGGATAAACTAGGTACACCATGTAATCATAAAGATACTATGTGGGATACAGCAATGGAAAAAACTTATTGCTGTGAATGCTTTAACTATATTGAAGAGACAGATTCTTATTATGACAACAACTTCTCAAAGGGGAGAGGTTACTATTAACAACAACAAAAACAACAAAAATGACAGAAGAAACAGTAAGTTTTGAAGAAGTGGTTGATGTAGCAAAACCAGCTACAGACCCAAATGATGAGATGAAAGCAGAGTACATTGCTTATGTAAATGAGATTAAAGCAGGTAGATTCCCTTGTGATACAAGACAAGAAGCTATTGATGCTATTAACACTCTTTGCAAAGTATTGGATTTAACTACTGTTGTTCCAAAGACAGAGCTTCAAACTAGAGAAGGTCAAAGAACTCCAATCATTATTGGTGGTACAAACATTGATTTAGTTAAGAGTCAGTATCCTGGTTTATATCCAGTATTAGTAGAACGTATACTAGAACTTGCAGTTAAATTATGATTGAATTACCAACCAAAAAGGTATTAGCTACTAGAGCTAATCCTAAAAGGTTGGTTATCTATTCAAAGCCTAAAGCTGGGAAAACCTCAGCTTTGGCTTTATTAGATGATTGCCTTTTACTTGACTTTGAGAAGGGTTCTGATTATGTTGATGCAATGAAACTTAAAATTGATAGCCTACAAAGCTTGAAAGAAGTTGGTGCTGAAATTGTCAAAGCTGGAAAACCTTACAAGTATATTGCAGTAGATACTGTAACTGCTTTAGAGGAATTGTGTTTAGGTTATGCAAAATCTTTGTATATGGATACTCCTATGGGTAAAACATTTGCAGGTGATAATGTCCTAAAATTACCTAATGGTGCAGGTTATCTTTATCTTAGAGAAGCTTTCTTTAAGATTCTAGATTACATTGAATCATTGGTACCTGAAGATGGTAGTATTATTCTACTAGGTCACTTGAAAGATAAAAATATTGAAGTAGCAGGTAAAGAAGTATCTGCTGTGGATTTGGATCTTACAGGTAAAATCAAAGCTTTAGTCTGTGCTAAAGCAGATGCTATTGGTTTATTAAGCAGAAAGGGTAATCAAGTTATTTTGAATTTCAAAACATCTGATGAGATTACTTGTGGTGCTAGACCAGAGCATCTAAAAAATCAAGAAATTATTTTAACTGAGTCTATAGATGGGAATCTTGTAGCGAGTTGGGATAAAGTATTTAAATAACAATAACTAAATTTTAAAATTATGTTCGGAGGACAAGATGTTCAAGAAATCAATAAACCTAAGTATGTAAGACCAGGTATTCACGAAGTAACAATTAAGTCTGTTAAAGGCGAGTTAAATGCTAATGGTAATCCTACTATTACATTCTCTCTACACTTAGTAGATGGTGATGCTGATGCAACAACAGATATGCGCTTTTATCTTTCAGATAAAGCAGCAGAATCTACTTACAAGAAAATCAGACACATCTTTACTAAGATTGTAAAAGATGCAGATTATCTTGCAGCTAAAGCTGATAGCATTGAAGCATTAGGTGAAGTTTACAATGCTAAACTTGCTGGTAATTCATTGAGAATTAAGTTTCGTGGTGAGGAATATCTTAAACAAGATGGTTCTACAGGTGTTAGATCCGTTATAGGTTACCCAGAATTTGCTGAGGCAATTCAAGAAGGTGCTGAATATCCAGTAGTTTCTGTAACTAAGATGACATTCAATCCTGATACTGATATCAAGAAACTGGTAAAATTACCTGATAATGATTTCTTTGCAACAGGAGGTGACAGTGGCCTACAGTTCTAATTTTGGAGGTGTAGACGTTATTCACTTAACTAAGGATATGGTACTCAGGAATGTTTCTGAGTACCAAATCTTTAGATTTTACTGTAAGAACTTTACAGACCTTAATAAACCATTCTGCTCAGATTTAAGAATGGATAAATATCCATCTTGCAGCATTAAAGCTTATCCAAATGGTCTTTATTACAAGGACTTTGGTACTAATGAAAGTTACAACTGTTTTGCATATGTACAATTCTACATGAGACAAAAATTTAATGAAGACCTAACTTATCACGAAGTATTAAAAGTAATTGCAAATGACTTTGGATTTATTAAGAAAGTTCAAAACAAAGAAACAATACCGTCTTTAAATTATTTAGGACTACCTGATAAACATAATAGACAAACTACCATCATTAGGATAAAAAAGAGAGATTGGAAAGAGTATGATACTTATTGGAATAAGTACTATATAGACAAAGATATGCTCAATTTTTATAATGTTGTTCCAGTCACTGACTACTGGATTAGCGTTAAGAATAATGAATTGCTAAATGTTTACTCAGAGAGTACAAATGACCCTGCTTATAGTTATGAGCATGGTAATGGAATGAGAAAGATACTTAGACCATCTGCTGACAGGCAGAATAAATGGATAAGTAATATACCAAGGAATGTATTTAGTGGCTACAATCAATTAGATAAACAAAATAAAGAATTAATTATTACGAAGTCTTTGAAAGATTGTATAATTTGGCGAATATATGGTTATAATAGCATAGCACCACAAAGTGAGAACATATTCTTAAATGAAAATCAATTTCAACTACTATCCATGAGGTTTCCAAATATCATTATAAACTATGATAACGATGAAGTGGGTTTAAATGCAATGAAAAAGTTCTCTACACAATTTGGTATAAAATCTTTAATTATTCCTGATAATATTAAAGACATTTCAGATTACATATCCATGAAGGGATATGATCAAACAAAAAAATTAGTAAACAATTTAAAAGATTATTTAATATGAACACAGAAGCAACAATTATAAATATCTCTCAGAAAGAAGTAGCAGCAATGAGAGCATACAGAACAGATGCAAAAACAATGGCTGACCATTTTGGTATTACAGTTAAAGAAATGCGTGATGTATTAATTAAGTTTGGTTTTGCTAAACCAACAAAGAATAGTGTAGACTATGTTATCAATCCTGTATTTGATTTTGTCATTAATAAAGTAGATAACTTTAGTGAAGTTCAAGCACCAGTAGCTGAAACAGCAACTTACAATGCTGATGTTGATGCTATTGTAGGAACAGTATAAGCTAACGGCTTATGGATAAGTTAACAGAAACAATCCTTCAAGTCATTTATAAAAAAAGAGATGCCTGTGATAGAGTAGCCACTGAGTTGGATACTCTTGACCAGGATCCTTTAACTATTAGATTCTATGAAGGTAAAGTAGAAGCATTTAATGATATCATTAATGTTCTTACTAATAATAAACAAGATGAGAGAACCAAATAGACGTAAGATTAAAAATAAGAATGAACTACCTGCTGAGAAAACAAAGGCTAGACCCAATGTTAGAAGGATAGGTCATAATTATGAGAGGAAAGTTGTTAAGGAGTTAAAGGATTTAGGTTTTGCTACAGCAGCAACTACAAGAGCCACAAGTAAAATAATGGATGATGCCAAGATAGATATCAATGGTGTTCCATATAATATACAGTGTAAAGCTGTAAAGACTGGCTTAAATGTATTTACTGTTTTAGATGACATGGAATCCTGTATTCCTAAAATGGTTCCAGAAAGAGATGTTTATGTAAATGTGGTTTTTCATAAAAAAGAAGGTGAAGAAGTTGTAGTTCTTAGGAAGGAAGACTTTTATCGCATTATTAAAAAACTACTAGAACATGGAATTACACTCAGAAAGTATAGCCTTAATTGATGCTGACTCTATAGTTTTTATAGCCCACTGGGACAGTGATAATAAAAGCTATGATAAGCCTCTAGAGGTTATTAAACAATCTATTGATAGTCTGATTAGTTCTATACTAATTAATACTAAAGCTAGTAAGTATTTAGGGTATGTAGGATATACTAAAGCTCAATTTAGATATGATGCATATCCTGAATACAAAGCTAATAGAAAAGATAGGGAGCCTCTTCCCTTTTACAAGGAGGCAAAACAGCATATGGTAGATCATTGGGGATTTATACCACTACATGGTATAGAAGCTGATGATGTAGTTAATATGATGAGAATTAAGCTTGATAATTCATTTATATGTGCAATAGACAAAGATTTACTAAAACTAGAGGGAACTCACTACAATTACAAAACTAATGAATGGGTTACAACTAGTGAACAAGAAGCTGATTTATACTTTTGGGAATCCATGATTATTGGAGACTCAGTAGATAATATAAAAGGCTTAGAAGGTAAAGGTAAAGCATTTGCCACTAAACTTCTTGCTAATATTGATGATGTAGAATCTTTAAGAACTACAGTTTTTGAAGAGTACATTAACCAATATGGTGAATACAAGGGCATTGAAAAATTCTATCAGAATTATAAGTGTCTAAAGATTATGGATGGGGAGTATTTTGGTGAAGAAGAACCTGTTATCTTAGATGTAAATAATCTTGTAGTATGACATTAGATGAAATTAAAAAGATTAAAACTAAAACAGTTGCATATCTATTGCCACTGGTGACACCTAGAAATGGTAAGATTACTGACTTTAAGGAAGATGAGTTCTTTCCTAAATGTAATTTTATAAATGCTTTTAGGTATTGCGAAGAGTTTCCTGAATTAACTCAACATGTATTTGTTGTATATAAATATAGTCCAATTGCAGGTTTTGAAGCTTTCATGACTAAAATGAAGAAGAATCCTAACTTCCATTCATATGTAGATTTTGATAAAGTTTCTGTTATGTTAATTTATGAAATACCTTTTGAATGCCTAAATACTTTAGCTTTGTTTGATAAGGGTTCCTATTCTAAGTTTAGAGCAGAAGATAAGAAAAAGATTCTTGATTTCTACTCTGCCACATCTTCTGATAATTTTGGTCCATCTGGTGTTCTGTATAAGAAAGACTGGAGGAGATTTGAGATTGAGAAGCAGATTGGTATGAGTTTACCTCAAGATGCTGAGTTATCATCTATACCTGCTATAGAAGAAGAAACCTATTTTATTAAGTATAAAGTAGATAATGAACAAGAGGTTATATAAGATATTCTTATATTTGTATAAATAAAAAAATATGGCTAAAAACAACAATGCAAGGATTAATTTTGTATATGAGTTTTTCTGTGCTAAGCCTGGTTATCTAAAGAAATCGTTGGAAATTGTCAGTGAATTAACTGGTGAAGAAAACTTTGACATAATCAAGTTAGCAAAAGAATTATATCGTAATACAGTTAAAAGTACAGCCACAAAACTAGAACCTTATTTGGATGGAAATCCAGATAATGTTCTGGTTATTGGTGACCCACATGAACCATTTACTCTTGAAGGGTATATGGCATTTTGCAGGTCAGTACAGGAAGAGTATGATTGTGGTACTGTAGTTCACATTGGTGATGCAGTTGATAATCATGCTGTTAGTTATCATGAGAAAGACCCTGAAGGTATGTCAGCAGGAGATGAGTTTAACTTAGCTCTACTGAAGATGAAAGAATGGTATTACACATTTCCTAATGTAAAAGTTTGCATTGGAAACCATGATGCATTACCATTCAGAAAAGCATTTACAGCAGGCTTACCTAAGACTTGGTTAAAGACTTATCAAGAGTTATTACAAAGTCCTTCTACATGGCAGTGGGATTTTACTCATGAAATTAATGGAGTAATTTATCAACATGGTACTGGATTATCTGGTGAATTAGCAGCTATTAATGCTGCTAGAGAAAACAGACAATCTACAGTTATTGGTCACTTACATACTGTATGTAATGTCAGATATTTAGCATCTTTTAAAGATTTGATATTTGGTGTTTCAGTAGGTTGTGGAATTGACCATGAAAAGTATGCTTTTGCTTATGGCAAACAGAATACTAGAAAACCAGTTGTTGCCTGTGCAGTTATCTTAAATGGTAAACTGCCTATCAATATACCAATGAGCTTGTAATAATAAAAAATACCCACACATCAGGCAATCAAATGTTTGGTGTGTGGGTTTTATTATTATATTTGCCACCCTTAAAAAATTTAAAAATGGAAATTGGATTAGAAACACTATCTAACGTGGTAGTCTTTAATAAGTATGCTAAATACTTACCACAACAAAAAAGACGAGAAACATATAATGAAATCATTGTAAGGTACTTACAGATGATGGTAGATAAATACCCTAACCTTGCTAATGATATTATGCACTATGGGAATTTTATCTTTGGTAAAAGGGTATTACCATCTATGAGAGCATTGCAGTTTGCAGGTCCTGCTATTCAAAAGAATGAAGCTAGAATCTACAATTGTTGCTATTTACCTATTGATGATTATAGAGCCTTTGGTGAGATTATGTTCTTACTATTAGGTGGTACTGGAGTAGGTTACTCTGTACAGTTTAAACACATTGAGAAACTACCTGAAGTTCGTAAACCTGTTAAAGAACAAAAGTTCTTAGTAGGTGATAGTATTGAAGGTTGGGCTGATGCTGTTAAACACATGATTGGAAGTTATCTTGGTTATAGAAATACTAAACCTAGATTTGACTTTAGTGATATTAGACACAAGGGTGCAAGATTAATTACTGCTGGTGGTAAAGCACCAGGACCTGACCCACTTAAGAAATGCTTATTTGAATTAGAACAAATCCTTGAAAGAAAAGAAAATGGTGAAAAGCTATCTTCTATTGAAGTTCATGATATGGTTTGTCATATTGCAGATGCAGTTCTTGCAGGTGGTATTAGAAGAGCAGCACTCATTAGCTTGTTTAGTGCTGATGATGAGCAAATGCTAACTTGTAAGTTTGGTAATTGGTGGGAACTTAATCCACAAAGAGGTAGAGCTAATAACTCTGCTGTACTTGTAAGACACAGAGTAACTAAAGAATTCTTTTTAGATTTATGGAGAAAGATAGAACTTAGTTATGCTGGTGAACCTGGTATTTACTTCACTAATAATCCTGATTGGGGTACTAATCCTTGTTGTGAAATTGCACTAAGACCTTATCAGTTCTGTAATCTATGTGAAGTTAATGTAAGTGATGTTACATCACAAGATGACTTAAACTCTAGAGTAATTGCAGCATCATTCTTTGGTACTTTACAAGCAGGATTTACTGATTTCCATTACTTAAGACCTATTTGGAAAAAGACTACTGAGAAAGATGCTTTAGTTGGTATTGGTATGACAGGTATTGCTAGTATGGAAGTATTTAAATATGACCTTACTGAAGCAGCTAACATGGCTGAACTTACTAATCTAGAAACAGCTCAGACTTTAGGTATCAATAGAGCAGCTAGAATTACTTGTGTTAAACCAAGTGGTACTACAAGCTGTGTATTAGGTACAAGTTCTGGTATTCATGCTTGGCATAATGATTATTATATCAGAAGAATGCAGATGTCTAAATCTGAAGACCTTTATAAGTATCTTAATCAAAACCATCCTAGTCTAGTTAAAGACCATTTACTAATTCCTAATTCTGCAGTAGTAGAAATTCCTATTAAAGCACCTGAAGGTTCTGTATTAAGAACTGAAACTGCTATTGATACATTAGAAAGAGTTAAGAAAGTATCTCAAGATTGGATTAAACCAGGACACATTCATGGTGATAACACACATAATGTATCTGCTACTATCTCTGTTAAAAATGATGAGTGGGTTAGTGTTGGAGAATGGATGTGGGAGAATAAAGAATTCTACAATGGATTATCTGTTCTTCCATTTGATGGAGGCAGTTATTCTCAGGCTCCTTTTCAAGATATTACAAAAGAAGAATATGATGAACTTGTAGGTCAATTAACATCTGCTGCTAGTGTTTCTGCTTGAGGTTTACGTGCTCTTCTTCTAGGTTTATTTTCCATTGCTTATTTATTTATTGATTGTTTATAAAATTGTTACTTCACAAGCACCACCTGCACAAGCAGCCTGGTCCATTAAGTTAGTAGTATCATCATCTTCTATTATTTGAGTTAAATCAATAGATGTTA